ACAAAGGTTTCTTTATGTGAGTACAGTCTGGACTTAACGCTGTACCTAGAGCGTACTGCTGTTTACTACCAAGTATTATCCATTTGGGTAGGTCATCCCGTAATGGTCTAAGAGCAAGACCTACCGGGAAGTCCCCCGGAAAGTACTCTAAAGTTCTTAAGAACAGAGGAATCGCTAGAGTTTTACCATCTAACACCTTGATTCCTATAGATTTATATTGCTCTATTGAGCAGTTGTTACTGAACCACCACTTCTTTATTGTCGGTGACAACTCTGTGAACTCTGGCTCTTGCCATCTTTCACATGTTTTCCAGTCTTTGAGTTGAGGTACTCCCCACTTTGTAAAACTGTCATCCGAAGCATCAGTTCCGACAGCGTGTGCACTGACACTGCTAATTCCCTTATTCTTTTTTCGGCTATAAATCTCTCCTGAATGAGCCAGCCGATAGCTCCCAGAACCACCGCAATGGTGACAGTATCCCAAGATAATTCCATCTTCATCCCTCCTAGTTAAATAAAATTTACGGTTACTTTCTCCTTCCTTACAGTGGTTAATCCTAACTGAACCACTATCAGGAAAGTGTTCTTTGTACTGCCTTAAGTCTATTCTATTTTCCATCCTTCCTCCTCAAGCTCTTTCTCAGATACTATGTCTAACCCCATGTCATATCTGCAAGTTTTACATAGTTCTTCGTGAGCCTTTAGTTCAGGTCTCCATAATATTTCAGACGGCATCATAATTTTATCACACGCTTTACATCTCATAGTATACATCCTCCGCATCACTCATTTCACATATTATTCTAATATGTTCAAGAGCAAAACGCAAGCGATACTCCTCAGCCATAGCGCCCAGTGGGTCGCTGTTGGTAGGCTTAAAGTTCTTATGCAAGTGGTTAGCCACGATAGCATAAGCATCTGACGCAGTGTCAAAGGGTGTCATGAACACCTTAGCGTTCTTAGGAACATCATCTTCCATTATGAGCCACCGTTCTTAACATACAATACAATGTCCAAAGCTTTTTCCAAGTCATCCTTCTCGTCTTCGTTAGACGCTTGGCTACATAGGTACTCTAAGTTCTCAACCACTTGGGTTAACTTCTGCTCTTTCGCTGGTATGCTAGGCACTGCCTTTCTAGCTGCTGCTTTCTTCTTCTTAATCTCAGCCTCTATTGCAGACTTACCTAAGAACTTACCACTACTGTCCTTCCAAAAGTCTACCTCATTATCAATAGCAGAGAATACAACAGACTTTGCGCTAGCCCAAGTGCTACCTAAAAGCTTCCTAGTATTCCACCCCTTACCTTCAGTCCAGTTCTCTTCTGTCTTATCGTAAAGAGAATTTAGTAAAGCGTCCTCACTACTGGATAGTATAGTACTAACCATATGTTTCCATTTTAGTTTCTTATCCTCTGACGATAAGTGAGCGTGTTTCACATTTAGTTCGTGAGCCACGTAGTTAGCCAGACTTCTGACTAAGGGAAAGCCAGCACCCTTCTTCTGTTCTGTCTCATCCAACTCAATCTTCTTGGTATTGACAGCGTGGGTTAACACTAAACCACTACGCACCTTTTCATATGCGTCACTCTCATCTAATATTTTTACTTCAACGTCCATATCTAAACCTCCTTAGACCATATGTACATAATCATCACCGCCCCTAGTTCGGGCGATACTTAACAACACATCCCTCTCTTCTGCACTGTCAACCTTGTTGACTACTACAGTGTAGAAAGCTAACCCTTTGTTGCCTATCATACAGGCTAGCTTGGCAAAAGACAACAAGCCTCTCATTGACATAGAATCTGCGAGCCTCCCACCTTGGAAAGCTTCGTTAACTCCAGCCATTATGTATATCATGTTCTCCATCTCGCTCTCAGTGGCATGACATACCCCATCCTCATCAGTCAAGGTGTTCTTAAGAACCTTACGTTGCTCTGAAACTGGCATGTAATGTACCGAAGTGCATAGCTGTATCCTATCTAGTAATGCACTGTTCGTTACCTGCTCACCTATGTATTTACCAGTGGTGTCACCTGCACCTCTGGAATTTGATGTGAAGATAAATCTACAGTTCTCATGTCTCTTCACTACCTTGTTATCATACATACTCTGAACAGTGAGTTCACCTCCAGTCTCTAGTACTGAGTTAGCACTGATAAGTATATCACTTGGTGTCTGAAACACCTCATCAAATAGCAGTATAGCACCGTACTCTACTGCCTTGGTAAGTGTACCCCTATCGAATACAGTCTTACCCTCTACCAGTCTAACCTGACCATACAATTCCTCTGGCGTTAGCTGGCTGTGACCCACAACATTCAAGACAGGCCACCCTAACTCACACGCTATCCAGTATACCAGACTAGTTTTACCGCAACCCTTGACACCTGTAATCAGGTGGTTCATGTTCTCCCGTAAACCTAGGCATACATTGTATGCGGCATTGATATCTGGTTCATAGTTACGCAAGTTCTCTCGGCTCGACGATACTAGATAGGGCTTAAGCTCCTCTGGTATATCACTAGCCTCGAAGAAAGGCATCGTGAAATCCCTTGCGGGCAACGCTGTCGGGTCTACATTTAACAGCTTACTAACCCTGATTGTACCACTAGCCTTACCCATGTTGGACATGAGCTTGTCTGGGTTAGCTTCTATGCTCTCTTCTACGTTCTTCTCTTCGTAGTTCTTAAGAACATCTGTTACTCCAGACAAGTCTACAATTTTATCCAACTCGGATACTATATCCTCCGATGGTTCATACTCTGACATATTCTGTCCTCCTAATTTAATTATACACTACCTTCTTGAAGAAACCTAACAACTGCTCCTCCAAATTTTGTATGTGCTCAACAACCATACACTTAGAGTATAGTACCTCAACACACCTATCCATCATACCAATACCATAGATTTCTATGTACGGTTCACGCTCTATCATGTCGATAACTTTCTCTGCGAAAGCATAACTATCTCCATACCTTGAGCAAGCTGGCATACCATCAGATAACACAAACATTATCTTGCGGTATTGCTTACCTTCCTTTAACAACCTACGTCTACCGAAGAGGATACTATCCCCATCGTGGTTCTGATTCAAAGCGTAAGGCATCGACCTCCAAACACCTTTTAAGAAATCCTCTGGTCTCTTGAGTCTCTTACCAAACACCTTGTACAAATAGTGGACAGCACTCGACCCTTTACTACTAAAGCCGATAGCTTCAGTATCCACATTCATTATGCTACATAACCTTATGATTTGTAAGGCTGTGTGTGCAGCATAAACAACCTTGTCACCACACATAGAACCACTACAATCTATCATCAACTGAACCCTAGTGTTCTTAAGAACCTTCTTGGTTCTGTCTCTCTTGAACACATGCTGGTTCCCAGTGTATGCGCTGACTAGTTGTCCTTTGTTTAACATACCAGACCTCTGATTCCTCAAAGTCCTAGTCCTTTCCTCACTCTGAAAGTATAGTCTAGCTTTGTTCAGGTTAGCATCCTTAAGCTCACCTTCTGATGCTAATTCCCTATACTTATCAGCGTGGTACTCAGCGTATCTCTCCATTCCTGTAGCCAATGTCATCACCTCCTATGTAAAGTCCATCAGTCTCATTTCTTCTTCAGGTTGGGAAACATATTCATCACCACTCTTGTAGTGTCTGTAATCGTACTTCGCTTCCTCCACCTCACCTTCAGTCAAAAGCTTTTTATCGTGGTCATCTATGTTGTCCTCGATAAATTTTTCAAGCTCCTCTTCCTCTTCTGTATCCACTTCATCCACTGTGCTTGAGTCTTCTCCTTCTCCTTCTGACTCATCACCATCCGATACATCTGTTTCCTCTTTACCTTCACTTTCCTCACTAGTCTTTTCACCTCCTTCTCCGTCACCATCATCATCATCATCGGTACTACCAGTGCCAGTGCTTCCACCTTCACCACCCTCAGTATCAGGCTTCCACTCAAAGAACTTATCCATAATTTCTTTAGTGAAATCATAGACTTGCTCTGCACTAGTGCTCTTAAGAACATCGTCACCTACTATCCTGTCGAGCCACCCACCTTTCGCTGCTCTGTCTATCAGGTCTCCATAAAATTTATGTATCACACCTTGAGACAAAGCCTCGTCTATAACTACACCACTACCAAAGTACTTATCACATTTGATAGCCATTAGTGTTAGCCCTATAGTTACTTCAGTATCCTTGTTGTTAGGTTCCGACCTAAACAAATTGTTCTTAAGAACTTGACCTAGCAAATACTTCTGCGCTTGTAG